ATCATCTGCTGAAGTGTCCCAGAGCATGTACGCACTTGCAGTATCACCAAAGAATTTAACGTCATATCCAGTATCGTCTACGCCTACCGTAACTGTCGCATCAATTTGTACAGCCCCATCAATATCAACAGCGTCTAAATTTGCAGTTCCATCAACATCTATATCACCACCAAAAACAAGATTCTTAGCCAGCAAACTTGCTACGGCTGCACCACTTCCCGCACCATCCGCGTAGATGATGTCAGCCGCACCATTGGCAATCGTGACATTCGCACCAGTGCCTTGTGAAAAAATTACGCTTTGGCCGCTGGCATTGACCACAAAATACAGTTTGTCTCCATCGTTTGGGCTTAATGTAATGGTATTGGTGCCACTCGGACTTCCACCCAATACCAGGACCTTATAGTTCCCGTCTGAAGCCGAACCATCTGACGTGGTCAATGTAGTGGCTGTGCCTGTCAGGCTAAGTGCACCCACCCCTGAAATGGCCCGGTCCAACATGTCCATGTTCGTATTTGTCATGGTCCCCCAAGTTCCGGAACGATCACCCGTTGCCGGTTTTTCGAGGCCCTGATTAGTTGTGTATGTACTTGCCATAATTCATGTCCTATGCTGCAATTTTTAACCAGTCTGGCGTTTGAGAGGGTGTTTCAGAGGACCAGGATGGAGATTGACTTGGGCTAATTTCACTATAGCCGGGGTCTTGATCTGGAATTATAAGACTCCAAACGAGAACCCCGTTTGTCTCCCCTGTACCCGATACACCCGTTACGCTGACATTGGCATCACCTTCGACCGTTACAGACCCAACCGCAGCCGTTCCAGCAACACCCGTTACGCTGACACTGGCATCACCTTCGACCGTTACAGAGCCAACCGCAGCCGTTCCAGCAACACCCGTTACGCTGACACTGGCATCACCTTCGACCGTTACAGAGCCAACCGCAGCCGTTCCAGCAACACCTGTTACAGAAACGGTTACACCGCTTCCTTCAGTAACCGTTACAGATCCAACCGCTCCTGTGCCTGCAACCCCTGTTACAGAAACATCTATACCAATAACAACAGTTACCGAACCAACTGTGCCTGTTCCCGCAACACCAGTTACGGAGACAGGAAAGGCCTCGCCCCATGTGCCAGATCCCCACGTACTGCGGCCCCAGCCGGTAATTGCCGCCATTAAGCGATCCTTATAATCGCGTTACTGGCATCCGCAGCAGGAAAGACAATCGTAAAATCTCCTGAACTGGACGCTTTATCTGACCCAAAATCCAAAACAATAACAGAAGGATCTCCGCTGGCGCTGTCATTAAAAATTAACGAGCCTCTGGCCGTAATGGTGGAAGAAGTCCACGTTGTATCCGCAAAATCGGTAAGTGCGGTCGTACCGCTGGTAGAAGGATCTACGCGGGTTAGCGTATTGCCTTTAGCGGTGTAACCCGTACCAGAAACCTCATTAGTTGCGGTATACGCTGTTGTAGCCGCAGTAAAAGAGGCGCTATTGGTATATAACGCTGCTAGAAATGTGCTGCCACCACTGTTTAGAAAATTGTGCTTGGCTTCCATAAGCTCTTTCTTGAAAGACGTACACATAAAATTACCGGTAAAAGCCATGTCAAAGTCTCCTGATTGATTCGGCAAGTTCTGGCTGACCTGCATCCATTAATGCGTTATATACCGTGGTCCGGTCACTTTTAATAGCTTCACGCATGTAAAAAGCAATGGTCTTTTCTATATGACTCTTAAAGGCGTAAGCCTGTGCCTGAATGCCCGGATGAGTATTGTTGGATATAGAGATAATCTTGTTTACACAGAGATGCGCCACTTCTTCCGCTGTAAAGCCGCGATTGTTTGTCGTATGAACCTCTACGGCATAATTGGAAGGAAGGTCCAGTTTTAATGCGTCTATCATTGTTTCGGTCTAATAACCATACCGGCCCGATAATCTTCTGTGACTTCTTTGGCTTCTCCAAACATTTTCAAGGCCACCATTGCTTCGCCAAATCGTTTTTCATACTCTGCCATTAAGTCTTGTTCCCCTTTCATATAGGTGTAGGCTTCGGTTAAACACCCATATAAAAGAGCCAGGGTTGCATTTTCACTTAGCCATGTCGTACCACTAGCTCCGGCTGCGGTTAAACTCGCTGGTCGATAAAAATAATGCAATTCTGAAGTGTATCCACTATCCGGGGTGGGTCCAATAATAAAATTGGTTATATCAAATATGGCGTAGTACCGAGGCGTTCCTGTAGTAGAACTGTTTGGATTAAAGGACTGTACATAATTTACATCTTTAAATTGCAAAAAAGTTTTTACACTGCTGCTGGTTATAGATAAGGAAAAAGGGGCTAAAAAATCACTGGGCATTGCCAGATATTGATTAGAAGAGGTCATCGTCCCGGTTGTATTTTTACGGAAAAGTTGCAACTGCACATTTTTTAAAATCCGTTCTTCGGACAGCTTTATAAAGTCGTCCATGTGCGTCACGAATGTGGTTTCCGTATTTTCCGTATAATCCTCTATAGCGGTTTTTAAACTGGAATAAGTAAAACTCATGTGGTTGTCACCGTAACGTCCCCAACCTGACCCACAGACATGATTGGCTTAAAATCAGTTATCTCAGGAATGATCGTATCCACATAAACCACCATCGGTTCAATTCGATCTGGACGGGGGTTTTTCAAAGCCTGTGGATCTACTACTTTGTGTCTTGGATCTAACTGGGGTTGTTTTTGTTCCCATTCGTCATATCCAACAAGGGCTCCTGTCCACTCCTTCTTCATACGCCTAAGTAAATAGGCAAATCCAGATCGATCTGAAATCCCCAACGCACGTTTTCCAACTGCATAACGAGACATCAGTTAAATCTCGCGTACTCTAGACTAGGCACGACATTAAAGGAGGCTCTGTCACGATCTTCTGTCATAGCCCGTTCCATCTCTTCTTCGTATAACGGTTTTAATATCTGGATACGATCAGGTGCTCGTTTTAAAGCAATATAATAAGCCAACCCTGCTGCTAAAGCGGGATAAAACCGAAAAGGTACGCCAAGCGTATTTGTAAAATCATCTCCATCATCTATTCGATAAAGGCGATCAAAAATAAGAATATCCGTGCTGTTTTCAGGAGCGGGCCAGATTTTTAAATTAGGCGTTATTTGCCTATCTAAGAAAAACTGAGAAGGACGGCCTGTTTCCGTTTTATTGGGAATCGTAATATAACCGTCTCGACTTAAACGGGCTGCGGCATAACTATTGTCGTCTCGTTTAACCACTAACGATAAAATATCTATAGTGGCCTGAACATCCGTTAAATCAACCGCAGCGGAAAGTGTAGTGGTGGCTGCGCTGGTTCCGCCCGTAAGGGTTTCTCCACTGGTAAAGGTACCTGTGGGAATAGTGATCGCCATTGAAGTAGCGGACGGAAGGTTCGTAACAGAGGCTGTAGCTGCGCTGGTTCCACCAGTAATCGTCTCAGACACACTAAAACTAGAGCTATCCCCCACTGTCATGGTTAAGGTTCCCCCCGGATACTCCGTAATATCCGCAGCAACCGTTATCGAGGACTGTTTAATGGTCCATTGATTTAAACCACGGTTAGCCCAATCCGCTAAAAGCAAATTCATGGAACGCTTCGCAGTTTTTAAATCGTAGCCTGTACGAATCTCAAGACCGCATCGTTCAAAAGCCTCCTCAATATAATCACTTACATCGAGTTCGAAATTTGTGGAACCTGAAGTAGCCATTATCTCTTTCTAATGCCTCTTTTTTTCACGCCACCGCCCCCACGCATCTGCTTTGGCATTTTTTGGGGCTGCTGCATCTTTGGCATCCCTTGGGGCTGCTGCATCTTTGGCAATGGCTGCTCCTTCCGGAGAGTTTCAAGCTCCTCCCCCATAGCAAGTCGTTTACGTGGGGATACAAAATTAGGATCTATCATCCTTTAACCTCCTATACATCTCGATTCGTTTTTCATAGATACTATGATTTCCAGTATACCTGTCGTAATAACCCAGAGCAGCCAATTTTTGAGAAGCCTCCTGTAACTTACTCAAACGCTGAACAAAAATCATCGCATATAAAGTGTCTACCTGTTGGTCAAAAGTACCATCGTCAATGAGTTCATTGGGCTCGTCTTCAGGATGGAACCCCATTACCCAAATATCCTTATCTATAAAGCCACCTTCCGCTATATCCTCATTCACCTGTTCGAGTTTTTGATGAAAAGATTTCGAATG